GGGAGTTGCGGCAGCCGGCGAAGGCCGCCGTCAGGCGATTAGAAGTTGTTGTTGAGCTTCACCAGGCCGGAGCCGGAGGGGTTGGCGGCGATAGCAGCGGCCGTACCCACCTTGGTGTTGCCGGAGCTGACCGTGGTCATGAGACCGCCGGAGGTGGCGTAGATCGTGTCGCCGAACGCCCAGCCTTCGGCCGAGGTCTTCGGCAGCTCGTAGACGCCGCCGCTGATGTCGAGCTCGAAGTTCTCGCCAACCGCCTTGGTCGTGGTGGCGATACCGAAAAAGGCACCGATCTTGTAGAAGCCGCCGCTGACGACGCCGCCAGACGGCGCCACTGCGGTGATCACCTTGCCCGGCTGAATGAAATTGCGCATGTGGGGTTCTCCCGTGTTTGCAAAAAGGAAAAGGCGCCGGGTTTAATCGGCGCCTAGTGGGTCAGGTGATCCCGATCAGGTTGGATCGACGCCAGGGTTCTTGTAGGCGAACCGGTAGTCTGTCAGGCCGACGCCGAACGAATGCGCGATGGTGAACTCCACGCCTTCGATGCGGAAACCGATCTGCTCGTTCGTGGTCGGCTGCTCGTAACCCAGCAGGTGCAGGTAGTGCAGGCCGCGATCCGAAGCGGAGTCGGAGAACAGGAACCATGCGTTCTTGGTGATCAGGTCGAGGCGCGGCTCGTAGACCGGAACCAGCGACTTGATCGCCTGCGGGGTGACTTCGCCGGCGACGACCGGGTTGTACGGAGCCGCAACCAGCGTCTGCGCATCGAGCTCGAGGTTCGAGCCGGTGAACAGATACTTCGGGTTGAGGTTGATGATACCGCCGTCGATGTCCTTCTGACCGCGCATCGCCGTGCGGGCCTTCTTCAGGTTGGCGATGTCGAGAGCCGTACCGCTGGCGGCAAGGTTCTTATGGTTGGCATGGAAGAGGCCAAAGCCATCCTTCATTACCAGGTTGTTGATGATGGCGCCCCACATGACGTCGCCTTCCAGCTTGGCGACCTTCTCGCCCCACTGGCCGACCACCTTCATGAACTGACCGAGCTGGTCGTTCACGAGCATTTCGTGGGTGAAGCCGATCGCGCGACCGTAGCGCTGCAGCTTCATGGCTTCTTCGCTTTCGCGGAGCGTGCCGGACACGAACTCACCGTGCTCGTTCTTCAGCTTCAGGTCGGGCGCCGCGCCGATATCGAGCACCTTGGCTTCACGATAGTCCGGCAGCACTTCGCGCGAGGCAAAGAGCTGGAACGTGTTCTCGTAGCCGGTGTAGCGGGACAGGAGAACCGCACGGACGACCGACTGCAGGATGATCGGGAAGTCGCTCGTTGTGTGCAGCGAGCGCTCGGCGATCTGGTGGACGCCGCCACGGGTGCTCTGGCCGCGTGCAGCCAGCAGTTCCCGGGCCATCTCCATCGCGCCCATCGAGCGCCATTCGCGGGCGCCGTCCTCGAGCTTCGACTCGACGCCGAGCTGATGGAGGATGGCGTTGGTGACCATGCGGCGCATTGTGTCCTGCGCATCCATCCCACGGCTCTCGCTGTGCGGGAAGGTCGGGGAGCGCGCCTGGTCGGCGATCATCTTGTCGAGGACCGCGTTCCGGAACTGCTCCATCGTGTGGCGGTCGTCGATCGCCTTGCGGACGAGCTCGTCGTCGGACTTCAGGCCGGAGATCTTAGCGAAGCCCTCAATGTCGGAGCGGCGCTTGACTTCGGCGGCGACAGCCTCGTCCGCACGCTGCTGCGCCTGCTGCTCGGTCAGACCGGTGGGCTGCTGCTGGTGCTGCTGACCGGTTGCGCGGCGCTGGATTTCTTCTTCAGCGGCACGGCGAGCGGTTTCTTCAGCAGCCTTGCGAGCCTTTTCGGCCTCGTCGGCGGCGCGGTCTTCCTTGTCGAAGGCATCGAGCAGGCGAGCGCGCAGGGCTTCGTCAGTCTCGTTTTCCTTGCGGGAGATACCTGCACCAATGGCAAGGGCGTCCAGCTGATCACCCTTGTACTGCTTCGCGGCTTCGCGCTTATTCATGGGTCTTTCCTTCGTAGTTGCGGGCACGGCCGCGTGGGGTGAGTCCTGCCGGACCAGGACGGTTTCGAAGTCCTTGCCGTCCGGCTCGGATCTGGAGATTGCTCCGGCGTCCGCCGGGATCGGTACCGCCGACAATTCGAGCGGCTCCCAATCGATCGCCCTCAGCACAGGCAGCTGCCCGTCTGCGCCTTCGGTCTTCTCATACCGGTGGATTTTGTAGCCAACCGAGATCGGCAGGGGATGTCCGTCGCGGATGTCCTGCATGATCTCTTCGGCGCGCTGCTTCCTCGAGAACTTGATGCGCGCGTAAGCCTTGCCGTTCTCGAAGCGAACCGAGCCTGGGACGACAGTGCCCAGCCTCGAATCCATGGAGTAGTTGTCGTGCGTGTCGAGCAACGACATCGCGCTGAACCGATCGAGGCGGACAGCTTTCTTGTCCACCTGCAGCTCTTCCATGTAGTAGCCTTCATCCCAGGAATATCGCTTCACCTTGGCGCCGGTAGACCAGCAAACCTCGACTGTGCGATCGTTCTCGTTGAAGGTGTCGGCCCGCACCTCGACCTCGCCGAAGCTCTTCGGGATGCGGATTTCTTTCTCGATTGCCTCTCTAAGAGCTTGGGGCATCGGTTTCTCCGTTGTCGCCATCCTGTTTCGTCATCTGCAATTGGCCCTGGATGGTGACCTTGCGCGGATCGGAATCGAGGATGAGCTTGGTGGCGGTCGCATCGACCTTGGCGCTCCACTCGTCTGTCTCCTTGAGCACGGTCGCTGGATCGCGTCCGGTCTTGGCGATGATCTCGGGCATGGAGCGCTTGCCCATGCGGACCTCGAGGAGATCTGCGCGCGCGTCGTCGAGACGGGTGATGCTTTCGACTTCGGGCGGCGTCCATTCGATCTTCACCGCCACGTTCGCAGGAAGCTTTCCGGCCAGCTTTGCGGCTTCGATGAACCAAGCGCCGATCTTGTCGAGTGCCTGCGGAATCAGAATGTGCCACTGCACATGCCCGACGAACCGCTGATACTCGAGCAAGCCGAGCTTGCCCGATGCGAAATTGGCCTGGCTAAAATCGCCGGTCATGAGCTCGTAGGTCACCCGCGCGCCGGCCGCGATGCTGCGGTGGCGAGTGCGGAGATACGCTTCCATGCCCGCCGAGATCGCCGGGGTGTTGAACTTGATGTCCTTGCCGCCCGTCAGAATGTGGAACATCCCCGGCTCCATCCGTTCCATCGGATTGCCGTAGACGTCCGTAACCGCCGGCTCGACCTTGCCCTCGCCAGGCGGGTCGGGGACGGTGATGCCGACGTTCGGGTCGTCATCGTTCTCGGTGTCGCCTAGAACGACTGTGCCGACGGAGCAGGCTTCCACTTTCTTGCGGATGTTCTCCGCAAGCTCGTAGTCCCTGAGATCCTTTAGCTCGGTCAGGATCGGCGCCAGCCAAGGCACACCGTGGATCTGGTTCGTCTGCGGCTCGAAAATGTGAGCCACATCCGTCGCCGGCACGAAGCCGCTGACGGCCACCGTGCCGCCAAACGAGTAACTGCCCAGGGGATTCTGCGGGTAGAGCCAGTATCCGCGGCGCCGGCCGATCGCGTCGTACTCGATGCCGTTGATGATCCGGTTACCCTCGAGCGTGATGCTCTTGGACCAGTCGCAGAACTCGCTATCGAGCACCTGCAGCTGGAGCGGTACCGGCAGCCCATCCGACATGAGCCGGGTCCGCTTACGGATGTAGAGTTCGCCGTCCTGCACCATCATGCGTGCGAGGAGATAGGTCAGGCCGTAGAAGTCAGTCGATCCATCCACATGGCAAACCTTCGACCATTCGTCGAAGAGCTCGGTGAGCTTCTTGTCACGATCCGGATCGCCGGTCTTGAACTGCGGCGTGATGCCGAAGCCGACGAAGTTGTTGGCGTGGATGGTTACGATCTTTGCCGCGAGCGGATGATTGCGGACAGCATCGCGCGATCGATCCCGGAGCGTTGCACCCGCCCGCGAAATTTCGCCGTTTGCATCCCCGCGAGGCGCAAGCCAGTTTTGAGCCAGCCGCCCATTCGACGCGCCCTCGTAAGCCCGTATCCCATCCAGCAGCTCCATCCGCTTCCGTGCCGCGACCCGCTTCGCTCCCTTCTCAGGGCTGAAGAAGCCGATCGTTCTGTCGAGGAAGTTGGAAACCATCAGTACCCCCGACCGAACGTTGTGAAGACGGCGGCGCGTGGCCGGCGGTTCGGTTTCAGGGATGCCTCGAGCTCGTCGATGATCTGCTTCATCTCCGTGAGCTTGCGGTAGGTGACATCGCGCTCACGGAAGCGGACGCGATGGGTGCCGGAGTAGAAGGCTTCCTTCAAATCTTTCAGGAAAGCCTGCCTCTCCTCCGTGGTCAGTCCGTCGATGGGGATCTCGTCAGCCATCACCAATACCTGTCTGAAGCACCTCCCCAATAGCTGGAGGGACGGCTGCCCCCCTTGTTGGGTTGCGCCGGCCGAGCCGCTTCCTGTGGTGGTGCTGGTTGCTCTTGGACGGGGCGCCGACGCTGCGGCGGTCCATCTCTCAGTTTCGTCAGGTTGAGCAGCATGCACGCTGCGCCCTGCATGGCTTCACAGTCGAAGTAGTGGTTCGCCTTCGACTTCATGATCCATTTGACTTTGCCGCCCGGTGCGCGGACTCGAGCTTCGGAGACCATCTGTTTGCAGTAATCTTCCGAAATATCCTCGGGCAGGTACCAGGAGCCGGGTTGGTCATCGAGCCACCGGATCTTCTGCTGCACCCAGCTCTTGAAGTAATCGGTGTCGAGACGGACCAGCTCGAGGCCCTTCTTGATGTCCTTGCCGTCGATGTTGATGTCGATCGTGTTGGTGCTGATCGGCTTTCTCATCGTTGTCGATGCGCCTTTCGTCGCCCTCACAAGCTGGGGGAAGCGACGAGCGAACGCATAGACACGGTGCTCTGGAACGACGAATTTCTTGCCGGGCCGGAAGCCGGAATCGACCAGCGCCAGCCGTATCGGGATGCCGTCGTAGGTATCTGTGACGACCACTGCCAGGTCGTTCCAGACCTCGAGCTCTTCGGTCGACCCGTACAATTCGCCGGCTTTGACCAACCAAGACGTCCCGTGCGCTCCCCATCCGCGGATCGTGTAATAGATCCGGTCCTTCTGGACGTCGGCAGTGAGCGTTAGGACACGGACACCTTCTGCGATCTCGTCGCAGCGATAGTCCGGGCTGGCCCGCGCGGCGACTTCCTTCCACTCCGGTACCGCGCCACCACCTGGCGAATAGAGCTCGCCGAAGCCCTGGTTCTTGACGGCCGCGATGTCGCCCGGGTTGCCCGATCGTACCGCTTCCACGTAGCGCTGAGCGCGCTCGCCCCACGGCACGAACGGAGAGCACAAGCCCGACACCCAATAGCTGACCGTTGTCGCTTCCGGGACGGGGCCCTCAACTGTGCCGTCTGCGAGGATCTTCTGGCCTGGGGCAACATAGACGCCGCGGGCGTTCATCCATTCCTTCGCCGGCAGGTTGGCCGGCTCGACGGTGACCGTCTCGTTTTCGAAGATCACGCAGCCGTGCGGACAAACCAGGTGCGCGGTCTGCATCGCCATGATCGGCGTCGACGGCAGCTCCCTGTCGTCCTTGTCCCTCGGCTTTTCCCAACCGAGGCAAGTGAAGCGCGGGATAAAATACTCGCCACAGTGTGGGCAAGGCCACGCCCAATGGTACCGGGTGCCGGTCATCCAGAGGCGCCAGACGGTCGACTTGACCTCTTCCGGATCGCTCTCGCCCCAAAACTCGAGGCCGCTTTCAGGGTCGACTTCCACTTCAGCCACCCCCTCGCTCGGCGTTGACGTGATCGCATGCACGAAGTCTGCGTAGGTGTCGCCGCGCGCATCGATCAGGCCGATCGGGTTACCCTGCCCCTTGAGCTCCTTCATGAGCTCGTCGGCTTCGTCAGTGAACGCCATGCCAAACGGGTCGGATTTCATGGCGCCGGTCGAGCCCCCGTGTGCCAGGCGAAGCGGGACACCGTTGATGAATTTGCGGCTCTTGGTCTGCCGGCTCTTGGCGCCGACCCGATCCTTAAGCGACGTCTCGGTCATCAGCTCGAGGATGCGGGGCTCCCACTGCTCGGTGATGAATCGCTTCGAGGGGCCGACGTAGATGATCGGCACCGGCGCCGTGTCCAGGCGCTCGCCCATCAGGTCCAGGAACGTTTCCGATTTCCCGGACTGCGCCGACACCACCATGACGACGCGCTTGTGAGTGCGCGCATGAACCCGCATGGCGAACGGCACCATGTATGGCGTCTTGTAGGGGTTGCGCGGTCCGGGATGCCCGGCCGTTTCCTTGTATTCGCGGGTCTTGCCCCATTCGACCGGGTTAGTCCTCGGCCGTGGAGTCAGGATCTTCCTCGCCCGTGCGAAGAGTTGCGATCCTTTTGGTGAAACGATCGGTGAGGCGTAGGCGCTCTGCGTCGAAGATGTCATTCAGCCGTTGCCGCTCTCTCGGCACCCCCGTTATCTGTGCTGGGAGACCGACGAGCGAGGAGACGAACAAGCCTGCCAACTCCTCTGCCGTGCTGATGGCTTCGTCGAGGGCGATGACTTCACGATCCTTCCGCGCTCGAGCGAGGCGGATGTCGAGGGCCTTTTCTTTTCGGAGATCGTCCAGGCTCTCGGTCCCGGTCTTTTTCACCGCCCCTTCCTTGGAGTAGGCGATGTATGCTTGGACGACGGCGCCGATCTTGAAGCGCCCTCGTCCTTCCGTTGGGACGATGCCGGCCGCGGTCTGCTCCCGAAGCCACCGCGTGGTCACGCCCAGAACGGCGGCCATTTCGGTCTGGTTGACGACCATCTCGTCGACGGCCGTTTTTTCGTCCGCCTTCGCCGCCTTGGTTTTCAAGGGCTTGAGGGCCTTCTTGGACGACTTCGCCGGTGCTGCGGCGTTTTTAGTCCGGGCTGCCATCAGTACCTCATGAGTTTCGTTACCCGCTTCATCACCTGCTGCTCGAGGTGCATCGGGCCTTGCGCCATGAAGGTCATGAGCGACTGGTCCTCCGGGATTTCCTTCATCAGCGCCGGGCCGAAGAGCTTGCGGACCTTGCCATACTGGACATTGGTCGCTTCGAACCGTCCGCGCGCGCCTCTCGGCTGGCTGACCTTCAGGCCGAACGTCCACAGCGCTTTCGGTGCGCGGCTCGATGTCCCGGCGCTCGCCGGCCGCATCGCATAGAAGCTGCCGGCATTGCCTTCGAACGAGCGCTTGAAGATGCGCGGGTTGTTCCAGACGCCGGATCGGACCACGCCGCGATCGCCGCCCTTGCGGCCGACGTTCAGCTTGTTGCCTCGGCTTACCGCGCGCAGGCCCTTGTAAGCCTCGATCTTGGCGCCGCCCTTCACGCCAAAGATGTCGTAGGCCAGGAGCTCCTTGCGAGGCACGCCTCTCGTGCCGGCCACGACGTAGCTGTTGTAGTTGCCAGGCTTCAGCGCCATCTGCCGAAAGACCGCGCGCTGCACTGGCGTCTTCGTCCTGCGGCCGGCGTCGATCACGCCGCGCATCAGTTCCGATTTTGCTCGAGGACTTGCGAGCAGCTTTGCCATTTCCTCGAAGCGCCTAAGCGCCGACATGTTCGACCGGCCGACCACGATGCGCATCCGAGACCCCAAACGATATGATTGTTCTACGTTGCGCATTCAGGTGATGCGACCCGTAGAATGATTTCGCAAGGCGCTTGGTATCCGCCCGGTGGCGCCTGGTCATTTCTTGCCCGATCCGGAGAATTATTTTTCTTCGTCGTCAGCCGGAACGATCACCTCGATAACTCCCCGGTCCGAGATCTTCGCTCGGGGAATTTTGCGAATGATTTCCTCACGTTGATCCTCGTCGAGTTCGTCGAAGAAGTACCTGGTGCCAGTGACCACCCCTCGGCCGTCCGTCACCGGCGTGATGCTGAATGGAGATCTGAACACGATCGCTTCCTCTCGCTGGAAAAACGGGAATCGGAAGGGGGAATTTCGAAATCACAAAAACGCTCAAAGGCTGCGCTGCCGCCGACCC